GGAAGTACCTGGGCGACGGCGTCACGTTGGAGGTGGCTGCATGAGTACCGTTGATCTGTCGTCGCTGCCGGCGCCGACCGTGCTGGAGCCTCTGGACTTCGAAGAGGTTTATCAGGACGGTTTAGGCGTCTTTCGCGGGTACATGGGGGGCAACTGGACGGCCGCGTTGGAAAGCGATCCAGTGGTCAAAGTGCTTGAGGTTGGGGCTTACAACAAGGTCGGCAACCGCGCCCGGGTCAATGACGCCGGCAAGGCGCTATTGCTGGCGCACGCCATTCGCGGCGACCTCGATCACTTGGGGGCCAACGTCAATCTGCAGCGCCTGGTCATTCAGGCCGAGGATCTGCTGGCAGTGCCGCCGGTGCCCAAGGTCATGGAAGACGACGACCCGTTTCGCGAACGCATCCAGTTGGCCTATGAGGGTTTGACCACGGCCGGCCCGCGCAACAGCTACATCCTGCATGCGCGTAACGCTTCTGGGCTGGTGGCAGACGCCACGGCCGAAAGCCCGAAGCCTTGCTACGTTACGGTAACGGTGCTGGGGTTTGATGGGGAGGGTGAAGCGCCGCCGGAGCTGCTGGCGACGGTGGCCGCTGCGTTGGATGACGATGACGTTCGCCCGGTCGGTGATCGTGTGACCGTACAGAGCGCGGAGGTGATCCGCTACGAGATTGACGCCATCTTGCATATGGCCGGCGCCGGCCCGGAAGCGGACGCCAGTTTGGCCGAAGCGAAAAGCCGATTGGCCGCTTGGATCAATCCACGCAAGCGGCTGGGCGTTGAGGTCGCACGCTCCGCTGTTGACGCTCAGTTGCACGTTGCCGGCGTTGCCCGGGTTGAGTTGGTCGGGTGGCAGGATCTGGCCCCGACCAAGGCGCAGGCGGCGTTCTGTACGCGCTACAACGTGAGGCTGGCGGGCTGATATGAAAAGTCTACTGCCGCTCAACAGCACGCAACTGGAGCGCGCCATGGAGGCCGCGTTCTTCGAAAAGACGATTGTCCCACTGCGCGACCTCTACAACCCCGACACCTGCCCGGTGCATCTGCTGCCGCATCTGGCGTGGGCGTGGTCGGTCGATCGCTGGGACTACCGATGGTCTGAGGCGACCAAGCGCTCGGCCATCAAGGCGTCGTACTACATCCATAAGCATAAGGGCACGATCGGCGCGATACGTCGCGTGGTCGAGCCGCTGGGCTATCTGATTGAGATTGTCGAGTGGTTCAACACCGTGCCCGAGGGCGTGCCGGGCACCTTCGCGCTGAAGATTGGCGTTCTCGATACCGGTATCACCGAGGAAATGTATCAGGAGCTTGAACGCCTGATTGACGACGCCAAGCCCGTCACCCGGCATATGACCGGGCTGGCGATCAGCCTGGAAACACAGGGTGATTTGAATGTGGGCGTGACCCTCTACGACGGCGACGAGCTTGATATCTACCCGCCGGAAATGCAGGACATCGAGATAACCGGCAGCTTCGGCGTGGTCGGCCGTGAACACTCCATAGACATCATGGACATTTATTAAATGATTGATGCGAACTCAAAGTTTTTCGCGATCCTGACGGACGTGGGGGCGGCCAAGCTGGCGAATGCCAATGTGCTGGGCGTGCCCTGGAACATCACGGAAATGGGCTTGGGCGATGCCAACGAAACTGATCCGCAGCCCAGCGCCAAGCAAACCAAACTGATCAACGAATGGCGCCGCCGGCCGCTGAATCAGTTGCGCATCGATCCGGTCAACTCGGCGGTGATCATTGCCGAGCAAGTCATTCCGGCCGACGAGGGCGGGCGCTGGATTCGTGAGGTCGGGCTGTATGACGCTGACGGTGATCTGGTGGCGGTGGCCAACTGTGCGCCGAGCTTCAAGCCGGTGCTGTCGCAGGGATCGGGCCGCACGCAAGTGGTGCGGATGAACCTGATTGTTTCCAGCACGGCACAGATCAGCCTCAAGATTGACCCGTCAGTGGTGCTGGCGACGCGTGAGTATGTCGATTCGCGCATTTTGGAAGAGCTGAGCAAGCTCGACATTAAGCAATCAGTGCGCGCGGCGACCACGGCCAATATCGCTCTGGTCGGTTTGCAGGTCGTGGACGGTGTTTCGCTGAATGCCGGCGACCGCGTGCTGGTGAAGAATCAGGTGGCCGCCAAGGATAACGGCCCGTATGTGGTGGCTGTGGGGGCCTGGGCGCGGGCCAAGGATGCCGACAACAACGCGAAGGTCACGCCGAATCTGACGGTGGCGGTCGAGGTGGGTGCGACGCAGGCCGACACGATCTGGCAACTGGTGACCGATGGCCCGATTGTCGTGGGCACCACGGCGCTCACGTTCAAGGACATTACAGACGGCTTTGCCCGGCTGCTGTCGCCAAGCTTTGCCGGCAATCCTACGGCCCCGACGCCGGCGCAATTCGATAGCAGCAAATCGATCGCTACGGCGGAGTTTGTAAAGCGTAGTGGTGTCGAGTTCTCGGGCTTCACCACGAACGCCGCAAACTTGGCTTTGACGGCCGCGCACGTCGGCGGCCTTCACAGCTTTTCCGGTGCTGCGCAACTTCAGGCCACTTTGCCGCCGACGGCAGGTGTCGCACAGGCTGCAACCATTACGCTTGTTTGCGCCGGCAATGGCGGGCTGAAAGTCGTCACGGCCGGCGCTGACGTGCTGTACACCTCGACCGGTGTGGCCGGCCCGTTGGTGTTGGCCCTGGGCGACACGGCTGAATTCATTCGCCTGCAAGACCAGTGGCGACTGGTGGGGGGAACGGCTGCGCTCGCCTTTGCTGGCGTCATGGCCGGGCCAAACTTCGCGACCCGGCCGCAGTTCGATAACAGCAAGGCGCTCGCTACGACAGAATTTGCGCAGCGGGCACAGGGCAATTTTTCTGGGCGTTTCGATATCGCGGCGTTGCCTGCGACATTGAGTGTTGCGGCCGCAGGCCAACGCATCGTTCTCGCTGCGTCAGGGACGTTGACCCTGCCGCCTATTAATTCGGTGCCCACCGGCACCAATTTTTTCATGTTCAACACGACGCCTGGGGTGGTCAACATTGTTCGGCAGGGCGCAGATCTTATTAGCGCGATGTCCGTTAATTCGATGACTTCTGTTCCTCTTCAGTCCTTGTCTACCATCGTAATCACGGCAGGTAACGGCCAGTGGGTAGTTGAAGGCGGTATGTCTGCTTTGAAGTACGCGCCCGAGTTCGCTTGTAACAATGCCGTGGCCGGTTGGTTAAAGCATCCCAGCGGTGCGGTAGAGCAATGGGGCATGGGCACCACTGACGCTAACGGCCAGATTTACATTGCCTATCCAATGGCCTTTCCGACGGCGATGCGCTGTCTCAATGCAACGCATACGGGCAGCAACGGGCTTATGCCTCTTATCGTTTACGGATCAGATACAAAAAACGGCTGCACTCTTCGCTTGAATAATAAGGACGGGGCAGCGCTTCAGGGCTGGGTTGTTTATTGGCGGGCGATAGGGGTTTAAGTATGGGTGAGAAAATTTATTTCAGTCCGTCAGAGTGCGGAGCTTATTCGATGGCAGTGCATGGCAATAACATGCCGGCGGACGTGGTCGAAGTGGCCGCAAGCGTTTGGCAATCGCTGCTGATTGAATTGTCGACCAGCCCAAAAAAATTGTCGTCCCGGCCTGACGGTCAGCCGGTGTTGATTGATCCGCCGCCGCTGGATGCCGAGGCGCTGGCCGCTGTCGAACGTGGTTGGCGTGATGGGCAATTGGCGCTGACGGATCCGCTGGTTTCCCGTCACCGCGACGAGATCGAGGAGGGCGGCGCAACCTCGCTCACGGCCGACCAATACGCGGAGTTGCAGGCCTACCGCCGGCAGTTGCGCGACTGGCCGCAAGGGGATCAATTCCCCCTCGCCGAACACCGGCCGCCGGCGCCGACCTGGCTGGCAGCACAAACCAACTAAACGCCCCGCACTGACGGGGCGTTTTCTTTTCCGTTACGCGTAACACCAACACCCCACACAGCCTCGCTTATGCGGGGCTTTTTCGTTTCTGGAGACTGACCCTTATGAGTTTTTTCCACGGCGTCACGACCACGTCGGTCGACACTGGCGCGCGCACCATCTCGCTGCCGTCGTCGTCGATTATCGGTCTGTGCGACACCTTTACCCCGGGCCAGCTCGGCGGCGGTACGGCCAAGGCCGGCGAACTGAAGTTGATCACTACCGAGCGCGAGGCCATTGCCGCCTTCGGCGCCGATTCGGCAATCACCAGGGCGTGTAAGGCGATCTACGTCAAAGCCAAGGCGGTGATCGTCGCCATCGGCGTGCCCAAGCTGGAAGACGCGGCGCTGCAAACCTCGGCGATCATTGGCGGTGAACTGGTCTCGGGTCAGCGTACCGGCCTGCAGGCGCTGCTCGACGGTAAAAGCCTGTTCAACGCTCAGCCGCGATTGTTGATCGCCCCGGGCCACACCGCGACTCAGGCGGTGGCTACGGCGCTCGACAGCGTGGCGCAGAAGCTGCGCGCCATCGGCATCATCGACGGCCCGGGTACGACCGACGAGGCCGCTATTGCCTACGCCGAGAACTTCGGCAGTCGCAACCTGTTCATGGTCGACCCGGGCGTCAAGTATTGGGACACCGGCACCAGTTCGACGGTCGACGCGCCCGGCTCGGCTTGGGCAGCAGGCCTGTTTGCCTGGACGGATGCTGAATACGGCTTCTGGGCTTCGCCATCGAACAAGGAGTTGACCGGCATCACCGGTACCGGTCGCGCGGTCGAGTACCTGGACGGCGACGAGACTTGCCGGGCCAACCTGCTCAACAACGCCAATATCACCACGATCATTCGCGATGACGGTTATCGCCTGTGGGGCAACCGCACGCTGTCGAGCGATCCGAAGTGGGCCTTCGTTACCCGCGTTCGCACGCTGTTCATCCTCATGGATGCGGTGCAGGCGGGGCACAAGTGGGCGGTCGACCGTTCGATCACCAAGACCTACGTGACCGATGTCACCAACGGTCTGGATGCGTTCATGCGCGACCTGAAAGCCCAGGGCGCGATCATCAACTTTGAAGTGTTCGCCGACACCGAACTGAACACGGCCAGCCAGATCGCCCAGGGCAAGGTGTATTGGCGCATCCGTTTCACCGACGTGCCGCCGGCAGAGAACCCGAATTTCCTTTTCGAAGTCACCGATCAGTGGATGACCGAAGTGCTTGAAGCAGCCTAAGGGGGCGTAGCAAATGATTCCTCAGACTTTGTACAACACCAACCTGTTCGT